ATTATGACATACACCCTGCAGCAAGAACTAACCATTCACGACCTTGCAAAAGATAAGGTCCGCACGCTACACGACCAGCTGAATGATAAGAAGGTTATTCTATCTGATCACCAACGTGATCTGTTGTTGCGTGAGTTGCAAAGGTATCAGGAACTGTTGTACACGAATCGAATTATACGCATGAAGGAAGTGGGGTTGAGCAAATGAAAGGATTAAGACGATCAGCATTTTTAATCACTATTTTCTTTCTAGGCGTTTGGGCAGGTAACCGTCAATTGCCTGATTGGGCAGTATACGCATTGCCAGTGTCTGTTGTATGGTGGCTGATCAAATATGATGATATAGCTTACAAAAGACAACTGAGGAGGCCCCAAAATGCTAGATAGCGCGATTATCAAATACTCATGCAGGTTGATGAATCGGCGGATGAAAATTGGATATGGTGCGATTTATCAGAACAGGAAGCTGACAGATGCAGAACAAGTGGAACTGGAATGGATCGGCATCCGAATGAAGTTGGTGAGGGACGTGCAGATTTTGAGGAGGTGAAAATAATGAAAGCTTGGACCACAAAAGAATTAGCTTATGTTCAAAAGAACGCGCTAATGGCTGAAACAAACGAAGTTGTTAATGCGGAACAGATGGCTATGAAATTAGGGCGGTCGGTTTCAGCAGTTACAAAAAAAATTTCTCACATGAGAAAAGACGGAAAATTTCCGAGGGTTAAAAAGGAATTTGCCTTTGATAGTGACGGTAGACCATGGACTGCTACCGAAGAAAAACGATTGATTGCTATGTACAAACAAGGGAGCTCATATGAGGAAATCGGAGAAGCGTTAGGTAGATCAAAAGGATCTTGTACAAACAAATCCGCAAAACTAAGAGCCTCCGGGAGAGTCGAACCACAAAAATTAAATCGTTGGCCAGAAAAAGACACATGCATTTTATTAGATGCCATCCGATTTGATCAAAATGGTTATGTATCTAATTACGAAGAATTAGCACATTTAACAGGTAAGCAATACTCACAAGTTGTTCAAAAGGTAAATAGGTTGAGAAAAGAAGGCAAAATCACTACTAATGCAAAACCCGGAACAACAAGCGTTAAATCGAAAAAACAAATGCAAAAATTCAACGATGCAAGATTTGCCCAATATGCGAAGAAGGAGGAAGACTCCATGCAAGTAGAACAACCCATACAATCAAGAAGTGTGAATGCTGAATCGCTCAGTATTGAATCCAAAGAAGAACGAGTGATTCATACAGTTGTAATCTTTGCAGGCGTAGAAACACATACGTACTTCTCATCAGATGGAACCAAAATTGCGGAAATACAAAAAGAGCCTACACCAGCTGTAACTGATGTAAGCACAAAACAATAAACCTTAGTTAAGGAGAGTGTAACATGTCGGGGCCTGAAAAGAAAGTTGAGAATCAAATTAAGAATTACTTGGATTCTCTAGGTGCTTATTATTTGAAAGTTCATGGGTCCATGTACCAACCATCTGGCACGCCGGACATTCTAGCTTGTGTCGCTGGAAAATTTATAGGAATAGAAGTTAAAAGGCCAAACGGCGGCATAGTAAGCGAACTTCAAAAAAGCAAGTTGAGAAAAATAGAGAATTCTGGAGGTGTGGCGATTGTCGCAAGAAGCGTGGAAGATGTATCCACAGTGCTCAAACAAAGAAATGTTATATGACTTTCAAAAAGACGTACTGGATACTATCGACTCCAATTATTTATTGGCAATGGATACAGGTACAGGAAAAACAATCACTGCTATTCACCAATATATGAAATTTAGTAATGGCGAACCTATTCTAATAGTTGCGCCACCGCAAAAGTTAAAAGAAGGCGGTTGGAAAAGAGACATACAAGCTGTTTGTAACTTCTATAAAGTCGAAATTCAATTTTCGGAAATGAGTTATGGAAAGTTAGCGGACATGTACAAATTATATAAAGGCTGGTTTGTCATCTTTGACGAAGCCCATTATATAAAAAATCCTACAAGCCAACGGGGAAGAGCAGCAGCTAAATTGGCCAAGCAATCAAGTCACTTTGTACTTTTAACTGCAACTCCAGCAAGTAATGGTTGGGAAGATACTTATAACTATTTCATTATGTTTGGATATTTCAAATCAAAAAAGGAAATGAGTGATCGATATGCAAAATGGGGAACGATGTTCCTAGGCAATCGAAGAATTCCTAAAATTGAAGGTTGGATAAATGAAGATCAGCTTCATGACAAATACAACAGCTTTACAATATCAATTTCAAAAGATGAAGCGCTGGATTTGCCACCATTAATATTTGAGGATGTAAATTTCATCCGCAGTCAAGATTATCAAAAAGTTTCCAAAGATCGTGTGCTGGATGGTGAAGACTATGATACACCATCAAAATTAGCTCATGGACTTCGATATCACGCCAATAAAAGAGATAAGCTTGAGTACGCTCAAATGCTTTGTGAAGGTACTGAAAGCAATATTATTATCTTTTATTACTACCAAAAAGAAGTTGATGCGCTGAAAGAAAAAATTAAAAATAAACAGTTTTTCGAAGTTAGCGGAAAGGCGTCTCATTTGCCACCTAAAGAGAGTTGGAAGCAATTGAAGAATAGTGTGACGTTTGTTCAATACATGGCAGGAAGCGCCGGAATTGAACTCCAATATGCGAATACAGTGATATTCTACACACCAACATATTCATACCAAGATTATTCTCAAGCCTTAGGGCGTGCCTATCGTAATGGGCAAGAAAAGAAAGTAACTGTTTATCGATTTATAACGCAGCAAACGATCGAACAAGCCGTATATATGGCTTTAGAAAACAAACAAGATTTTTCAGAAGAATTGTATATGAATACAAGAATGGGGAGTGAGTAAAAATGACTGAAAAAGTTGATTGGATAGAGATTTCGTTAACTTTTTTTAAATCTACTGGTAAGTACTATTCGGAAGATACAGTGCTTATTCCAAATGATTTGACTATGTATGAAAGACGCAAGTTTTTAGAAAAACACATTAGTCAAATTGCAGGTAATAAAAAATTCACTTATGTTTCACTGGATAGTAATGTTCTTGGTTATCCATTTATGCGCGTAGCCTTAGAAGACTGGTACAAAGACTAAAGGAGGAAGAATATGTTCGGACTACAAAAGAATGATCCAAACGTAACTGAAAAAAGAACTCAGTACGTTGGTGGATCGGACGTTCCGGTAATACTGGGTTTATCCAAATACAAAACTCAATATGAATTGGCAAGAGAAAAAGCAGGTGTTGTTCAACCAGAATTCATCTCAAATCCATACATTCAGTTCGGTAATAAAATGGAGCCTTTCATAAGGGAATACATCAATACAGTAAATAGCTTGAACTTTATTACTGAAACGTTCATTGATAAGGAAAATATGATCCGGTCAAACGTCGATGGTATTGATCTTGAAAATAAAATTCTTTTGGAAATTAAAACCCACGGAGCCAATCCAACAGAAAAAATCTATGAAGCTCAAATGCAGCTCTATTTTCATCAAACTGGCTGTTCATATGGATGGTTAGCCATGTATCATCGACCTTCCGATTTTGATTTGGAGTTTGATAAAGAACATCTAGTGATCAAAGAAATAGAACGCGACACTGGTTATATTGAAAAGATTCTTGATGCCATCGAAACATTTTGGATTCGTGTTGAATATTTGAAAGAAAAACCAGATATGACTGAATCTGAATATTACTCAATTGGAAATGATGTCGATAAGCTAGTTGCTCGTGTTGAACGTTTTGAACTTGAGATGCTTGAGTTTGAAAAGAAAACGAAAGTTTTGAAAGAGCAGCAAAAAGAATATCGTGAGCTTTTGTATCAAAAAATGGAAGAAAATGACATCAAGAAAATTGATACTGGGGATTTAGTCATCACAAGAGTTCTTCCTACTACTCGCTTATCTGTCGATAGCACTAGATTGAAAAAGGAAAAACCGGATGTTTATGATCAATATCTGAAAAAATCAAATGTGAAAGGTTCTATCAGAATTAAAGAGAGTAGTACCGATGAGTAAGGTTCCGACAAAAAAAGCAGCTGATTATGTAATGGCTAAGTTAATTGAAAATGGCGTTGTAATTCAGCGGTATGAAGCTTACTCAACAAATTCAATTTATTTTAAATTTGATTGTGGATTATCAAATTCTATAAGGTTCGGAGATCACAAGGGGAAGAAAAATCTCAATTATATGTTTTTAGTTGATGTGAATTATGGTGGTGGCGTAAATAAAATGAAGCGAAATTTTACACAATACCGATATTCAGCTAAGCAATCTGAACTTGATAAATTGATTATGCATATTTTGGAACATCGTGAAAAAAGAATTATTCAATATGGCGGCTCTGCATTATATAGGGAACAAATGAAACGTCAATATTTAAAGAATAAGGACCAGAAAGGTTTCTGGTCACAAGCAGTATTTATTTCTAAAAAAACAGAAAAGGAAGTGGCAAAATGATCAGATCATTACAAAAAACAACAAAATTTTATGCAACTAGCAGGGAAGAAGCCGAGAAAGAAATTTCTACAATGATTGAAAAATCAAAAGGGTCGGTGATCAAACAGAATATCGTTTCAAAAAATCATAAAGATTTTGGTGATTACTATGAAGCCCAGGTCACTGAAGAATTTGCTCGAAGCAAAGAAATAGTTGAAGGAGGATTTCTAGCATGAGTATTCTACCACCAAATAAACCACAAGTACCTAAAGATACACCGCGCAACTATTTTATCTGGGGACCGACCATGGGCGGCAAATCGTTTCTGGCATCACAATTCCCAAATCCAGTAATCTTTAATACCGATGGAAATGCCGAAGCAAACACTGTTCCTTCTGTTCAATTGAGAAACATCAAAGATACCAACGGTAAGATTAAACGGTCCGTAATTGATCAATTGGATAAGCTAATCACCGCTTTACAAACAGAGAAACATACCTACGAAACGGTAGTCTTGGATGTTATAGATGATATCGTGGTCATGATTGAACAATACATTTGTGACAAAGAGGACGTCGAAACTTTAGGTGATATTCCTTATGGAAAAGGTTATGCCGCATTCACCAATATTTTTCAATCGTTGATCATTGAACTGAAATCACTGCCAATGAACGTAATTTACATTTCGCGTAATGCAACAAAAATGGAAGGTCAAACAGAAATCGACATTCCATCCCTAAAAGAAAAACATCAAAACATTGTTAACGGAAACTGCGATTTGTCTATCCAATGTAAAAAGGTTGGGAAAAACTATATCCGGGTAGCCAAAGCGCGTCGTAAAGATTACATGCGTGATCAAGTTGAT